AATAGAATGTACTTTTTGATTCTCTTCTGATTTAATATCTCGCATTGCTAGATATTCGTTATACCCAGTCATATTTGTATTAATAATTGAGTTTGTTACTGGATCTCTAACAAAATTATTATGTCCGGAGACTTTAATATATTCTTTCATTTTATGCTAAGGCAATTGTTCTAAACTCTCTCACTCTTGGAGGATATGCTTGATTTGTTGAAGTTGCAACAAATTTAATTCTGTATGTTCTAAATGCGGGTAGATTATCTGCGGTAAATGTATATTCTTTAAAGTCAATCAGAGATGATTCAAATTGAAGAGACTGTGATTTGGAAACTAATGAATCTGATGATCCATTATTATTTTCAGAATTGATAACTCTCCCTCTGTAATCTAAGTTGGAATATCCTGGGAAAGGAACAAAAATTGGATTGAATTTTTCCTCATTGCTTATTGCATAGAAAACTCTAATATCAGCATAATCATTAATGTAAGCCGATAGTAAAACTTTTAATGATGTTGCTGGATTTTCTACTACAATTTCTTTTGAAATATATTGGAATGCTGTTGGGTCATCCACCAAACTATTTGCTCTATTATCCTCTGCATAATTTGTGATAACACTATTAACTCTATTTGAAACAAGAACAGCACTTACTCTTTGAGTATCAATTACTGGAGATACTTTAGTATCGATAGTTTCCAAATCTAATTGAAGATTGAATGATTTATTTCCAGGAAGATTTAATCCAGTAAGATTATTTGTTTCATTGATATTAGAGCATATTAGTCTTGTGCTACTTAGATAGTTTGATTTATTCAGAGAAACATTTTCAAATCCATTGTTTTGATATACAACTTCTTCACCACTAAGACTTTGACCAGTAATGGTTCTTATCTTGCCATCAAGTTTAGTTCCAGTGACAGTTGTATTTTGAACCATTGGGGAAATAATTTCAAAAGGAATATTTTGCGTTGACTTAATATTATTTCCACCAGCAAATCTTGTTTTATTTACATAAAGTTTTGGATATCCAACATCAGTGCTTCTATCAACTCCATTTGAAGACATATCCAGTTTAATATTATGGGAATCAAAGGATATTGGATCAGAGACAGTAACATCTTGTAGGTAATGAGTTTTATTAATTCTTCTTAAAGAAACTCCTCCAAGTTCATACTTATAAACTAAAGATCCTGTAGGATAATCTCTCTTAAATCCAGAGACATTTCTTGTAATAATACCTCCGATTGTATTTCCTGATACCTGAGTGTATGAAATAACTTCATCACCAACAAGTAAGTAACCAGGATTAGTTGTACCCACTCCAACATTCTCAAACGTTGAGAATGAGGTTGTATTTTCGACAGAAAGAGCACTTGTAGAATCTGCATTATATGCTAATGAAAGTTTTGTTGGTACAATATCAGATTGAATAACTGATAGTGTTACATAATTATCGTCAAAGTACATTCCGTGATTTTTGTGATTTACTATGATATGTAAACCATCATTTTCAATTTCTATATTGCTAATTTGTACATTTGCTCCTGCACTAAGGTTTAATTCGGTGGTTATTCCTGAATTATTAATGTAACTTATAGTTTTTCCTGTTCCAGCAACTACAAATTCTCCCTGTACATCACTTAAAATTAGTTCGTTAGTGTTTCCGATAGAAACTACGGACAACCTTGCATCTCTACCTGTAGGAATACTTCCAATTGTACCTATTCCTAAAACATCACCAATTTGATAACCAAAACCACCTGCATTAATTGTAGCTGCAACAGCAACTCCATTACTTACGGTTATATTAGCAGTTGCATTTCTTCCCGTTCCACTCACAGTAACCAAATTAACACCATTAAATGTTCTTCCACCCGAAGATGGAGTGTATCCAATACCAGCATTTGTAATTGCTAAAGTGCTAGTAATAGATCCAGCACTACCAACATAATTACCAGTGGCGTTTGTTCCTGCTTGTATAACAGTATTACCTAATGTTAGTCCAGAATCTGTAAGTGTTGTAGATAATCCAACTCTAAGTGTTCTGGATTGTAAACTTAGAGAATCTGGTAAAAGATTTGCGACTTGTCCATTCCCTTCAGATAGGACTGGATTATAGAACTGAACATTACCTTTTGTAGCAAATTCTGCTCTATAAAGAGTAAATTTCAAATCTTCCCATTGACTTGGATCCCAAGTAGAACCATTTTGGGACTTGAATAGAGATCCAAGATATGGTTGGTTTGATATAAATGTTTGAGTCTGAATGTCTTCCTCACCAACTCTAGAAATATAGACTTGATATTTTGTAGAAAGGGATACTAAGCATATAGCATAGGAAGTTCCAGCACCTTCCAAATAAACGGGAGATTTGAATGTAAATTTAGTTGGAACAGAACCATCATCAGATATGTTTATTTCATCAGGACTTAAAACGACTTCAGAGAATGGAAGTACTTTTTGAGTAGGAATTCCAGTCTGCATAGTTCTAATTTGAAGTATGCATGGAATATCAGCATCATCTTTTGATTGGAAGAAAACTTCACAACTAGTCAAGAAGATTCCATTTTCTTCTTCTACTAGGAACGACTGTGCCAAAGGATCAACAAATACATCTCTAGTTCGAGTGCTTGTTGTTTGAGAAATAGTATTTGTCCCAATTAACTGAGGTCCAGTTGTACTAAAGATGGCTCTTTGCTCAAATAATTGTTTATTTTCAACTCTTGCATTTCTAACGGATATAATTTGCTCCTGGAACGTTTCCAAAACTCCACTTGCTGTATAAGATTCTTCACCAATAGTTGTTGCTCTATTTTGATCATTCGTATCATTATTGACTAAAGTAAATACTTTAGTTCCAGTTTCAAATCTTGGATTAGTTGCAGTATTTGGATCTGGAATAAAGAAACTACCTATCCAGTAAGATGATAGGTCTGATACTAATCTTAATTCATTTAAAGTTGCTACAGCGCCACTAGTTTGTCCAACAAATATCATTCCAGGTGCTACCCATCCACCATATTCTCCTTGAACTTTATCGGCCAAGGAGAAAGTATCAACATTAAGTATTTCTGATGTTGATGAATATGTTGCCGGAATAATTCTAGATGTATATGGATTTTGTGCAAATGTTGAAGTTGGATTATTATATGGACCTTCCTTATGTTTTGGTGATGCAACTCTAAAAGTAATTCTAGGAGTTGCTCCAGGAATATTTCTGTCTATTCCAGAGCGATTCATTGTACCAACAACAGTTTCTCCAACAGCAAAAGTGCCAGAAATCATACTTATATTAAGAAGTTTTGGTACACAATATTGTGTGACATTAATATTATCAAAGAATCCATATAATCTTGTTAATGGTTTCAATCTCTTAGAAACGATTTGTACATTTCTAGATCTCATGTAAGGAACTAAGTCTCTGCTTAGTAGTTTTTCTCCTTGCGAAGTAACATCGAATTGCTCAGAAATAAATGTTTGAGTGCCACTTCTAGACTCTGCTCCTCTGGTTACAGTTTCTTGGAAAACATCTTCAATTACAGCATCTGTAACTTCAAAAGTATCTGTTCTCCAAGTCCAACCACTTGCATTACGCCAGTTACTTCCTGTAGAAATTAATCTCTCATTTGATGTTTCTGCTCTTTGTCTTGATTCTGTTGTCGTTTCTTGCCCAATCCAATTAGTTTCCCAAGAATTCCAAGCAACTGGAGCAAATCCAGTGTTTGGATCAAATCCAAGATTTTTAACAGCTGCGGCAACAGTAACAGAATAATTACCTTCTTGATTAATAATCTTTGGTTCTAAACGAACTGTATCTAACCAAGTATCAGATGGTGGAGTAAGTTCTAGTGTTGCTTGCCAAAAGCTAATGATATATGGTGTTATACTTTCCGTGCGAGTAGCAAATGTTTGTTTTAACCACACAACTTCATTATAATCTAAAGTAATAATATCTCCAGTTTTTTTGATATTTACTCCTTCTGGTTGAGTAAAAGATAGATCTCTATTTGGATCTACATCAACAACTGGACCAGTAATTAAATCTATACATGTAGTATAGTGTCTTGGTCTTATTTCACTATTTTTAGCATCTATACTATTATTAACAGTAAGAGTTTCTTCTTGAGGAAGTAAAGATTTAAAGTTGTCTACAAAGAACCCAGACTTAAATCTGTTCAAACCATTTGCATCAGGCACAAAAAGATTTGCTGTATTAGTTTCTAGAAGAGATAAAGCAGTATAATATTCTAAGTTTTTAATTCTATTCTCAAGGCGTCTGATATCAGACATTGTATAACCCTTGTTTTCTAAAAACTTTATAGATGCGTCTTCAACATTGTAAAGATATGGGGGTAATTTTATTGTAGCAATTTCTAAAGCACCCTCAACCTGAATAGGTGGTTCAAATTTTTCTGAAGGAACACCAGAAGAAACTTGTAGTTGTCCATCAGAGGATAAGAAGACTCTATCAAGTCTACCCAAGTAGTATGAAAAAGATACATTTATTGTCTCATCTGATGCTAAAATATTAGTTGCTGAATTTCCAGATGCATTGAATGTTCTGCCATAAAATTCAAATGGAGATCTTGCGTTTTCAGATACGGTGTAGTTAGATACTAGTGGTCTAATATCAATTAAATCAGTATTTCTTATTTTATTTACTTTTGGTACTTCTCTTGAGTAATCAAATGTGTCATAAGAATTTCTAGTCGTTATATCTCCATTATCAGATGGATCATAATAACCATTTAAGAAATAAACTTTTATTTTCCTAATCGGAGCAGTTACACCAGATTTTCTTGATATTGATCCAAAATTATAGAAAGATCCATTTTGACCATTAGAGAAAGAGAATTTGGAGGAAATATTTAAACTAACACTACTTAAAGTTGATATAACTGCTTGTATTTTTGATTCTTTAAAATCAACAATTTCTCCCTCTGTAAAATTTGAACCTGAAGTTGGAATAAATGTTATTTGAGAATCGGTCAGTCTCTCAGCAATTAAACCAACGGCTCCAGATGTTCTACCAACAATTTTTTCGCCTATAATTAAATCTGAAGTTTTTGTAGTGGGACTATTAATAGCACTCAAAGTCATTTTTGGTGCAGATGGATCATTATTATCCGTAGATTCAAAAATTCCAAAAATTTTAATTACATCTGGAACATTTAGAGAAATTGTTTCGTCCTGAACCCTTGTTCCATAAGGATAATTTCCATAAGTTAATCCATCATTCAGAGTAGTGGTTCCTATTCCTGATGATGATTTGGAAGATTTATTAATTACTACAGTATTAACTCTCTGCTTGTTCTTAATTTTATAAGTGGGAGAAATCTTTCTTAGTGTAGTATGTAAAGTTGCTCCAGTGTCATTAGAGCCCAAACCATAAATCATTAAAGATTGAGATGCTGAAGTAAATTCAAACCTATCAGAAGTTAAAACCTCAAATGACCCATCAGATCTAACCAAAGTATATCTTTCCTCATCAAACGGTAAGAATGTTTGATTAGATCCTGCAGAAACCGTTGATGAGAGTTGATTATCTACAATATCAACAGTATAATTTTTTCTAATAGTAAGAGAGGAATTTTTCAAGTCTACATTTGATACATTTGATTTTGGTAAAACAGAATATAATGTATTATCTGAAGATAAATCTTGTTTAGTTGCTAAGATTTTAAAATCCGATGCTGCAAATAAACTTGTTGGAAGTTTTCCAGTGCAAATCCCAGTAACTGTTGCGACTCCAGAAATAGTTACACTAGTCGTTCCAACACTAACAACTTTTGCAAAAACTGGATCGGGGTGATTTGGATCACTATACCTAACGAGAGTGTTTAATTTTAGTGTATTGTCTGGGAAAATTGGATTAGTTGATGTAACAGTGCTTATTCCGGCATGAATTGGTGTTATTGCTGCAGCACCAATGTCTACTCCAACTGATTGGACTACATCTGCCGTAAAGGTCTTACTGGAACCTACAATACCATAAATTGACTTAACATCAGAAATTCCATATGAAGTTACTGCTATTGATACCCTAGTATTATCAACTCCATTAATAACAAAAGATTCATTTTTTACAAATTCTCCATTTTTCTGGTATACTAAAACTGAAGAACTATTTGATACAGAACTATTGAGGAAAGCTGTAGCCCCACTTCTCTTTCCTTTTATAAATGCGGGAGTGCTTAAAGTTATTGGTTGATTTAGTGTTATTTCTGTAGTGGTTTGTATATCATACAAAGAAATACTCCAACGATTTAAGTTCGAATTGGTAGCATCATAAGATCCAGACTCCAATTTAAAATCATAAACTCTAGCAAGACCTATTTCTTTTCCTGAAGAAGCAGTTTGAGAAGTTCCAACCCTTTCATCTCTTAAACTTAATATATAAGTATTTCCAATTCCTGTTTGTGGGGCTCCGTAAACTCTATTGACAGTGAAAGTAGATCCAGTATTGAATTTAATTGCCTGATTATCTAATGTAGCGGTTGTTCTTGGTTTGGGTACATCTAAGAAGTTAGAACTAATAGTCTCTACTTCATACCCACGAACAAACGCCTTTCCTGGAGATATTTGATATAATGCTAGATCTTCACTTGGAGAAGATCCGCCATAGGTCAATTGATTTTCTAAAAATATTCCTCTGTTTCCCTCTCTATTATTCAAAGATTCTTTTATGGAGACATCAAAAGGTACAACAGTGTAATCTCCAGATTCGGAGAAAGTTCTTCTTGCAAATTCATCTGCAATTAAACTATATTCTGTATTGGTTTTTTTAGAACGTAGTACACCATTCTGGACGATTGCTAATTCTACAAAATTATTATCGTCAAAATTAGATAGTTCTTTTTTACCAAGTTTAACTGAAATTTTTAATCTATCAGCTCCTGGAGCTGCATAGTTGTTAAATCCTCTTGAATTATCATTTAACGTCTCATCTAAATCAGAGTTTATAACTTCTTCAGTGATTGCTAGACCAATTCTATAACTTGGATTATTGGAGTATTGATCTAGTAATAATACCTCTGGATTTACAGAAACAAATCTTCCACGAATAAAATAAACGCCATTATTTATAGAAAATGAAGAACCAGTAGCAGTAGCGTTACTTTCTAACGTAGATGCGAATGGTTCACCATTTGGAACAATTGTTGTACCTAGTTCTTCTGTAAGGATATTTTCAGAACAAGTTAAAAGTTCTCCATTACTAAAAACATCGACAGTATTACCATTAGGATTTGAATTTAAATATTGAATATAGAGAGTAGCATTTCTTCTTTCAGAATCCGCTGACAATAAAACTCTATCAACAATCGCTGATACGCCAGAAGTTGACCCAGTAATTTTTTTGCCAACTAAAGATGATATATAAGTGTCCACCGGAACACCAAAATAAGTATTCTGTAGTTGCACAGAATAATAAAAAGAATTATATCCAGTATTTCCTGGAATGACCTTTGCACCTTCTTTGAAGAAGTGTTGACCAAATTTTTCGATTTGATTTTGTAATATTGATTGTAGTGTAGTTAATTCTCTTGCTTGTACAGGATATCCTGGTTTGAAAAGAACTTGATAATAGCCCTTATCTTTTGCTCCCTCTTTTGGTGCATTGAAATCATCAAAATACGGAGCAACGTTGAGATTGGTAACCTGTGACATAGTTGTTTAGAATTGCAATATTACTTTAATGTCTTCTTTTTGGTTAGATGAACGGGTGATAGAAGGTCTATTATCAACATAAATTATGTTTCCAGAATATTTTTTAACTTCTGGATTTGATATTCCTTTTGTGAAAGATTGCCCAAGATAATAGATTCTATTATTTATTACCGTAGATACACCAGTAAAAGAAGTATCGATTCCCAAAGAACTGGTTCCATTTGTAATAGTGAGAGTTCCTGATCCCGTTGTAGAACTTGAAAACTCATTCAGATTATACCCATAAATTGGATTCGTTGTGCCAATTCCAGCTCCAGGAGTTGTTGTAAAACCAGCAAGCGTTCTATCCTGCCAATATTTTAAAACTTTTGTTGTTGAATCATAATTAATAACTTTTCCTGCTGCGGTTACTCCTGTCCCTATAGTTTGGGTGATAATTGAATCTGGTGTAAATGTGGCAGTTTCTGATCCACTTCCAGTTAACTTTAAAGCATAAACAGCACTTGCTTTATCTAAACTTAAATTTTGAATCGAATCATATGCTTTTGGATTTTCTACTACACCAACTCGTGCTATTTGATTTCCAGTAATGAAATCAGGATTTTCTGCATCATTTTCTATTCTTGAATAAAGAAGAACATTTTTTGCCCCAAGTTCTCTGTAAATGTCGTGACCATGCCCTCCTTGGGGGGAAATAATTACATTAAAAGTTGGTTGAGTTGAACCTGTTGGAACATTACCAGCACTTAAATCAATATTACCATATGTATATCCAGAACCTTGATTTGATATATTTACCGATTCTACTTCTTGATCATTATTAATCGTTACCGTGCATTCTGCCCCAGTTCCATCTCCTTTTATAGGGACTCTAGTATAGGTTCTGTTAGCAGTTCCAACTCCTACTCCTCGATTG